AGCGAAGACCTCGCTCAAGCAGCATGGGTCAAGACTGGCGCGAGCCTCAGCGGCACGACGGGCACGGCTCCTGACGGCGCGAGTGATCTGTGCACCGTCGCGTTTACCGCGTCTGCTAGCGACTCGATCATGCAGACCATCTCGACGGGCACGGCCGATGCGTCCACGTATCTCTCGACGGTGTTCGTGCGTCGCACAAGCGGCAGCGGCAACGTGCGATTCCAGCTTGTCGATCGTGCGGGCGTGACATCGCAGTCTGCGGATATTGCGATCGACACGACGTGGAGGCGCATTGAGTGGTCTAGCTCGTGGGGCACAGGCGCGACGGTCCCGCAAATCGGGCTCATCAACGGCACGGCGGGCGCTTCGCAGAGCGTCGAGGTATGGGGTTTCGACGTCAAGATCACGACCTTGCTCAACGCGCCGACCAGCTACATCCGCACGACGGCAACGTCTGCGACGCGCAGCCTCGACGTGCTGACGTACGGCTCCGCTCCGCAGCGCATGGCGACCGGCAGATGGTCGTTTGCTTGTCGTCCTCTCTATGGCACCAGCGACACGGTAAGTTTGAGAGGCGCGCCATTCGCGTTCAGCAGTACCGAAGATGATGTCGTCAATATCTTCACCAACGCGTTTCAAGTCTTGAATAACGCGGCCGTCGCGTACACGCGAACTGGGCTGTCGTTCTCGCGGAATCAGGCGATGACGATCACGCCCGACTGTGCAGCATTCACGCTGACGGTCAGCGGTGCGACTGCGGGCAACGGCACCGGCGCTGTCGGCGTCGATGCTGCATTTGGTACAGCGCACCTTCGTGTCGGATCCAATTTCAGCGGCGCGCGCCAACTCTTTGCGCGCATCGGGGAGCCCTATGCAACGTGAGGTCGCCATCTTCGTCTGCGAGTGCGTCGTGATCGACGGCGTGACGATGCCTGTCGCGCCGTGGGTGGATACCTATCGCGAGGACGATGCGTGGATGACGGTCTGGCACGAAGGACGCCTCGTCGCGCCCGACGACTTCGCGCACGTCCGCGCTCTTACGTCTGCGACACTCAGTGGCCCGTCAGCCGCGTTCTTTGTCTACGCCCTACCCGCTGCTTTGGTTGCGATGGCTACCAGCGCTTCGTTCATGTGGCCCAGCTTCGCAGCGCTGCGTGATGACACTGGCCCAGAAGCCGAGGCAGTCCGAACCGCCTGGTTGGGACAAGAGCTCGTCCTCGACGCTCGCATCGCTGGTTACCTAGACATTCCCGCACAAACAACCGGAGCCTGAGAATGAAGCACAAGAAACTGGTCTCTCTGCTGATTGCGTTCGCCGCTACGACTGCTGGAGTGGCGGCAGTTCTGGACCCTGTGGTTCCTGACGCCTGGAAGGGTGCTGTGACCGCCGTCGTGGGTGTTCTGAACTACCTAGCCATCTCACCCGTTGCGAAGGTTCTAGGGGCCTCTGAGGGGCAGGAATGAGGCTTCTTATTCTGAGCCTGTTCGTCGCAGCGTGTGGCGAGGTTCCACTGATGGCTGCTCACACCTCCATCAGCACGGGCTGTATCACCGCTGCTACGTACGCAGCGGACCATGCCAGTGTCTCTGACGCGGAGCTTGACGGCTTCGAGCTTACTTGCCACCAACAGCTAGAGACCCTGGAGCGCTGGGAGGAAGTGGAGAAGGACGGTGGACCCCATGACGCTCGCTGACGTGCTCGGGCTGCTGAAATGGCTAGAGCCTGTCATCCCAGAACTGCTGGACGCGGTTCGGAATAACAGGCCCGTGGAGGCCGTCTTTGCAGCAAACAAGGCTGCTATGGGCGCAGGGTTCAGCGCTGCTCGGCGTAAGCGCGCAAGGCTCCCCAAACGTGAGGGCTAGGGTCGATCTTGGTAAGCACCAAGTGGTGATGCCCTAGCACGCCGTTGTAGGTAGCCTGCGTAGCCTTATCGAGCACGTTCTCCCCTTCGGGGAACACGGTAGGAATCTGCGATAGGAAGTTCAAGTGTCGCAGTAGTTCCCAAGTAGCCTCGACCTGAGCAGGGTGGAACTTCAGGAACTCCCGGTTCTTGCCTCGGAAGTTGTGGGTGTAGACTTCACGCTGATGCCCCAGGATTGCAGGCGGCACGCCTCGGTTGACAATTTCAATCCCGATGCTGCGGCCGTTGATGGAGCCTGCATGGCTAACTACGACTTTCTTCCAGTCAGCCATCTGCGTGACCTTACCATCGCTATCGATGACGAAGTGGATGCCTAGACCACGGTTCTTTAGCGTGCGGTAGACCTGAGGAGCCTGTCCCTCACCAGCCGTATGGTGAAGCACGATAGCAGTAGGCGGCTCCTTTCGGAGCCGAGTGTTCTGGCTCTTGAGGTCAAACCAAAGTCCCTTGCTCTGCCCGTCGATGATAGTAATCACTTGTCGGCCTCGTTCCTTTCAGCTTGCTGCTTGATACGGGTTTCGATTGTATCTAGTGCTTGGATAGCTTCTGTGAGGTACTGCCTGAGAGCTTTCGGCTTCAAGGTCTTTACGTCCAGAAGCAGGGCTTTGCGTAGCTGGCCGATATACGGCCAGAGTGCAGCTTGTTCAGTTCTCTCCAAGGGGAAGCTCCGCGATTGTACAGTTATTCTGAATGTCGTAGATGGCCTTCACGGTCTTTGCTGCTTCGACGCTGATGTTACCAAGCTGCCGACCAAGTGAAGCTAAGGCGTTATTCAACGCCTTGAAGCCGTTGGAGTCAGGAAGCTCAGTCTGCGCTTCGCGCGTTGCTGCTAGAAGAAGCTGGAAGCTGAACACTGCTTCCTTCACAACGTCTTCGTAGCCGACCAGGGTAATCAGCAGTTCTTCTGGGACCAGCACAGTGTCTTCAGTCATTATACGCTCACTTGTTGGTTGCGACGTATATCGCAGACAGAGTTATAGCAACAGTCCACGACATATGCAATGCAATCGATACGTCTACACGACGATATTTAGTGGCTCATCACTACGACGTATCGCCTTAGCACTGAACAGATTTCTAGTGTACCATACTTTCGAGCTTCGTGCAAGCCGACCAGCGAAGAAAGTTGTAAGTGCTCGAAATCACTGGTCGTGTACGATTTTTCTTGCACGTCGAAAGGAATCCGCTACCATGTACCCCATGAACAACTCCATCACAAACGCCGACCGAATCGCCAAGATTGCCCTGTCCGAGAGCCGCCTCTCCCGTGAGGAAAGCAGCGACGTGCAGATTGCTGCTAGCCTTGCTGAGAGCTACTACCGGATTGCAATGCAGGCGGCTCGTGCGGCAGAATCCTGGCGCGCAGAGGGTGAAGCTGACGAGATGCGTAAGCTCATCCGTATGCTTCGTAACGCAAAGCTGGTGTCGCGGTGAAGTACCGCATCTTCGACAAGCTCAGTAAGGACTACTTCGGTATCTTCGATGCTGAGTCTAAGGATGACGCAATCGACGCACTCCGCAAGGCTCAGGGCTTCGAGTCGTCTGAGGACTTCGCTAAGCATCACGTCGCGCGCGAAGGACTCGGCCTTGAGTACCTGCTCCCCATTCAGCGTATGCTAGACGCTCGCCTACTGGTCGAAGAGGCCAAGAAAGAAACCATACAGTGAGATACTTGTCTGTGTGTAGCGGGATAGAGGCTGCGTCAGTTGCTTGGCACAGCCTTGGATGGAAGCCCGTTGCCTTCAGCGAGATCGACCCGTTTGCAAGCGCTGTTCTAGCTGAGCGCTTCCCCCAAGTACCAAACCTAGGCAACATGGAGGCATATCGTGACTGGTCGATTGAAAGAGGAACAGTTGACCTTCTTGTTGGAGGAACACCCTGCCAGTCATTCTCAGTCGCAGGACTCCGCAAAGGCCTCGACGACCCGCGAGGAAACCTCACCCTCGTCTATCTTGGGATTCTTGAACGCTTCCGGCCTCGCTGGTGCGTCTGGGAAAACGTGCCCGGTGTCCTGTCATCCAGCGGAGGACGGGACTTTGGTGCCTTCCTCGGGGGGCTGGCGCAACTCGGGTACGGGTTCGCCTACAGAGTGCTGGACGCTCAGTTCATTCGAGTGGAATCACACCCTCGTGCCGTGCCGCAGCGACGGCGGCGTGTCTTCGTTGTCGGACATTCTGGAGGAGACTGGCAGCGTGCCGCGAAAGTACTTCTTGAGCCCGAAAGCGTGCGAAGGCATTCTGCGCCGACTCGACAGGAAGGCAGTGCAACGTGGTGGAACGGAAACGACGTAAGCCAGACGCTCGGCGCAGGTCATTACAAGGGGCAGATGCTAACGGAAAAGAACAGGTTTCCGGTGGTAGCGGTTGGCGAGCGGTGGTCTTTGCAGCCGACTGCGACGAAGACGGAAACTGTCCTGCCTGCGGAGTCGATTACGCAGAGTGCTCGTGTCCTGGGCCGACTCAGGACGACCGGTATGAGTACTGCGAAGCCGGAGGTCGACTCTGGGCGCGTGCTCTTGCGTCGCGTGACCCCACGTGAAGTCGAGCGGCTGCAAGGCTTCCCCGACGAGTGGACAGCAATCACGTATCGTGGTA